AGACGATAAATGGATTATTTCAATTTTGAAATAATCCCTTTAATGGTAAACCTGTTATTTCTTTACCATTTTTGATTCATCTTTTAGCAAATTCATATGTATCATATGATACATGTGTTTTTGTTTTGGATATATCAACACCTCATCTTGTCATTAATGTTATATATTTATTGGCAACTCTATTGTCTTTTATAACAATATCGTCACCTAATAATATATAATCATTAAATGTAATATGACCACATAAATATGCGGCATATTGCACAACAAGATGATGTGTAATGGTAAAGACTGCTCAGGAACTGTAGGCCCCCATTGGTTGACCAACTGAATATCTAACATATTCATTTGGTTGGTCCAATATCTGATAATTCCTATTTATTAATAGGGATTTTCAGGATTGGGCTAAAACATAATTATTTTTGTAAATATACATTAATAATTTTGTTTGCAACTCAATTGGGAATCTATCAGTTGCACTAGATAAGTCTAAAGAAAAGAATTTCTCTTGATTATCTTTTCATGAATGATAAGGATCTTGAGTAAAGGTTCTATCACATGGAAAGTTTCTTAATTTATTAAGAATATTTTCATGAATAGGACGAAGAGTAAATTGTGATGTATAATCTAACATTGCAATTACTCGTAACTTTAATTCAGGATCTTTAATAATGGATAATTTACCAGAAGAACGTAAAGTTCTATCTAGTTTATCACCCTGCTTTCATGAAAAGGTATATAATTCAGATAACTTATCGAAGTAATCCCCAACTATTTTACATATGTAATCTAGTTGTGGATAACTAAGATAAATCATTGATCATAATGATGAATATGTAGATGGTCCATTTGGACTACCTTTCATACTCACATAATGATCTTTATCTGAGTATACAGGATTATCTGATAAGAGATTAAAATTTTTAACAAAATCCTTAATAAAAGAAGCAGGAATTGTATATTCCTTTCCTTTATAAGGGTCAGTTATCGATGAAAAGTTAGCTTTTATAGTTAACGATTCCTTTCTTGTAGGCATAATTGATCTTGTATATCCTAAAATTGTTAAAACAACTTTAAGATCTCCACTATCAATTAATGCCTTAAGTAAGTTTAATCTCTTAGGAAAATAATCTTTATCAAGAGAAACTCCTTCTTCATTTTGCTTTAAGGGGTTACCAGAAATATATCTAGTAATATGTAATTTAGATATCTTAAAATATCTTATTGCATATTTTATTCCAGATTTACTTCTGATAGTCTCAAAAAGTAAAATGTATTGTTTAACAGCTTTATGAGAATCCAAGTTAAAAATTAACTTAATTAACCTTGTTAATATTTTAATTTTTAAAAGTATTTTCATAATTTGTGTTTGACAATAATTTTAGAATCCTTTTCTGTGGCGATTCCAGTCCTTTATTATTATTATTTTAATAATAATAATTGGCTAATCATAATGCATGCTAACGTAATGATGTTAACATGTATGACCGCCATTTAGACTTATATTTCTTCTAACGAAGAGAAGTCTAGTAATTAATTTGTTAGATTAATTACCCGAAATTCTTAATTTCTTAATTGAAA